TGTTTTTGGTGTTTGGCCTTTGGCATATTCGCCGGCGAACTGTTGACCATAGGTTACAATATGCTAGGGCATATAGCCTTGATTATCATGGTGTTTGTGACCTGGAGCACCTTCCGATGGTTTAAGAAAAGGTATCCACCACTAGCCACACCACCCTTGATGCGTGATCCTACTCGTGCTCAACGTGACTACGAACTCACTGATCCAGAACGTGAGCAAGCACTACAACGCACAAACGGAGCATGAATATGACACAAGATCCAAGATGCTGTGGCAGCGGTACTTGCATTATCAATGCAGAGGGCGAGTGTTGGTGTGGTCAGAAATGGGATGGCGAAAAGATGTGCCAACCTTATTTTATAAATGAATCTGGTTTGCGAGTTAATGCGGTGACTGGTGAACTAATACAAGGTGAAAAATAATGTTAGAAACTATATGTGAAGTAATGTTAGATGCGTACAAACGCAACTGGATTACCAGTAGAGATGGTAATGTAAGTATACGTCATCACGACCGTGATCACTTTTACATTACGCCTAGTGGTGTGCGTAAACAGACACTACAACCGGATCAATTCAAAAAGATTTTAATCAAACCACCATACAGTTGGAACGAAGTTGGTACGGGATTGTTGGCCGAACGATACGGTTGGAAAGAGTTACCTTATACTGAAATCAGTGAACGACTCAAACCTAGTGGGGAAATCCCCTTGCATTTTGGTTTACAAAAGGAAATGGGACAACATCACGGAGAAGTTCGTGTAGTAATACATTTACATCCTACCTATATTGTAGCGGCCATGCATGCTGGTATTGATCTTAGTACCATAGTCGGCAACTTTCCTGAACTGAGTAGATATACTCGAGTAGCATCCAATGTTCCGGATGTTCCGCCCACCAGTCAGGAATTAGGCGACGCTTGCCATCGTAATCTGTGCCTAGACAACAAAGGTAACATTTCCTACGATATAGTCGGAATTAAAGGGCATGGCGTTGTAGCTATTGATACTAGTCCCTGGCGTGCCTATGAACATATAGAACGACTAGAACACATTTGCCGGATAGTACTGGCATCAGGAAAATACTAGTATGAAATTATGGAAAAACATTGATATTGCAGTATTAGACAGTTTGCCCAATACTGCGGTTGGATACGAGCAAAGAATCACTATCCCCGAATTCACTTTTTTAGGAAAACATACCCAACCAGATTTTGGCAGTATAAAGCTATGGTTTTATGGCCAGGATAAAACTATTGAATTAAAAAGTTTAAAAAATTATCTTTTTCAATATCGAGATACTGTAATAAGTTATGAAAGATGTATAGATGTGCTGTACAAACATTTGATGCAGGCATATCAGCCTGTACGTTTGCGTATTCAAATAGACTTTAGACCTAGAGGCGGAATCAGCAGTTGTATGACTGCCGATAGTGATTGGGGGCATCTAGGAGGTACTGATACACTATGGCAAAATCACAAGGAATAGTAATGATACAAACTTTAAGAGATGATCTTATGGTGCAACAACAGTTACCCCTTGGATTAACTGATGCCGGTATCTGGCAACACATGGTTGCTGTTATTATGCTGAATCAGACTGGAAGAATACCAGTAAAGACTGTGTTACCTGTATTCCTACATCGATGGCCTACTGCTAACTCATTTGATAAGGCAGTAAATCAATTGGATCAAGAGCAAGAGATCAAAGATGTCATCTGGAGCTTGGGCATGATCAATGTCAGATACAAAAGACTATGCCGCATGACTGAAGATTTTTTCTCGTGGGATGGTAACGATGCCACTAAGTTACATGGCATCGGCAAGTATGGGTCAGATAGTTATGAGATTTTTTTCAAGAACAATTACACAGTAGACACTACTGATAAAGAATTGAAGAGATATTTACAAGAGGAAGTGTTTGCATGATACAGAAACTTAGAATTAAACTAGCTCGTTGGATCTTGGGCAATCATTGTGCTTGTTATCGCATGGGCTATCACAATATGGTGGACTTCCAACAGCGTACTGCCGATGCTATAGCTAAACACAAAGCAAGAAAAGAGTGAAGGCCTTGGTACTGGTAGAATTAAATAAATAATGTTTCATAGCGGCCTTTCCGGCATTCATCCCGCTTTACAAATTCTGCAAGCCTATGCTATAATCTAACATAGGAGAAATAAATGATTTATTATAACGAAACAGAAGTAATCCGAGCTATCAACGAACAGCAACAGGTGCGACCAATCACTTACAAATTTACCAGTACCAAAGAGTATGTAGACCAATTCCCTGTAGCATATCGCCAATGGAAGGCCGACAGCCATTGTAACTTAATTCATGGATACGCATTTAGCATGAAATTTTACTTTGGAACTAACGACTTGGATGTGCGTAACTGGGCTGCTGACTATGGTGGATTAAAGGAACTCAAAGAAGTGTTACAGAGTCAGTTTGATCATACACTGTTAGTGGCCGAAGATGATCCAGAACTAGAAACATACAAACTATTAGAATCAAAGAACATGGCCAAGCTAACTATTCTTCCACGCCTGGGTTGCGAAGGCCTGGCAGACATGCTTTACAAGTATGTCAACGGTGTTTACATTCCAGACATGTGGGGGCCAGAAGAAGCCCGTCGTTTATGGTGCTATCGTATAGAAGTGCGTGAAACACAAAGTAATATGGCGTTCCGCGAAGGACATCGCGAATGGAACGAAGATTTGTTTGCGTGATAATATACGCATATAAATATTTGTTGTTCTGAGGAGAGATGTTTGTCCACGCTTAAAATTCACCGAAATATTATTGATCAAGAAACTATCAAAGAGTTAGTTGACTTTTTTTACACGGATAAATCTGGACTAGATGTGCGTCCTGATAATATCAGTAAAAACATTGACTGGAGTAAAGATGGATGGGACAAATCAACTGTTAAAAAAATACTTGATCAAATTCTTGAACCAGGATATGAGCTAGAATATTGGATGGGTATGTACCGTGCAGACTTTCGCAAAGGTGATACGTATTTTCCTATACATGCAGATACTGGCGCTGGCAAAGAAAAACAAGCCATCTATAAAAATATTTTAATTCCTTTGGAACTACCTAAAGAACCAGGATTGGTTGGTACTATGTTTTTTGACAACTACTGGCACGGTCCTATGAGTAAGTTTAGTAAACAACCTCATTATGAATGCGGGTACGATCTTCCTAATCAGCATGGTGGAAAGACCTTTGTTGAAGACCTGCGGGTACTTAAAGAACAGGCTGTTAATGATCCGGCAAGCATCACTGACTGGGCAATTGATAATGAATTCTTTGAAATGTTAGAGTACCTGATTCCACTTAGACTGACCAGACAAAACTATCCTATCACCGATTACTCGGATGTTGTTAACGTTCATGACCAACCGTTTCCAGAAGACATTAGGCAAAAATACCTTCCTCATCTTACTCCAGAAGATTTACACGGCTTATCATTTGATCAATGCTACGAATGGTCACTAGGCGATGCTATCAGTTGGGATCGTCCACAAGTACATGCCACCGCAGCTGGTCCCACTGGCAAATTGTTTTTAACAATTTTTACCGTAAGAGAATAATAGAAAGAAAATATGAAACTAAAATTACCCAATGATTTAATCTGTTGCCTGCCTATCACAATCACGGACCCAATTCGTGTCGGGTGCGATAGCGATGGTGGCTACATAGTTCCTCGTATGGCATTAGATCATTGTGACGATCTTCTTAGTTTTGGACTTGGTGAAAACTGGAGCTTTGACCGTGCATGGAAAAAACTCAAACCTGATGCAAAAATTCACATGTATGATGGCACCGTAAATATCAACAACATGAAAGATTATTTGCGAGCTCCGTATCATGAGTTTTTTAGTAAATCGGCTGTGCATTTTATTGAAAATGTTGGACGCAAAGGTTACAATATTACACATACAGAAGTAGGAGAAGCAGTTGATCGGTTGGAAAGCCAACGTATCATGTTAAAAATAGATATTGAGGGCGGAGAGTTTATTATATTAGATGATATACTATCTCGCCAAGATATTTTTCCTGTTATTGTGATTGAAATACATTTTGCCAATTATCGCAGAGAAAATTTCAAACAGACTGTAGAAAAAATTAAACAATATTACGAATTAGTTCACTTACATGGCAACAATCATACTTCATTAGGACAAGACGGAAGTTGTGATTGTTTTGAATTTACTTTTATACGCAAAGATTTGTGTGACAATACTACTAAGAGACACGAGTTTTATTTAGACAATTTGGATTTTAGCAATGTTCCAGGGCTAGATGATTACGAATTTTATTTTGATACTCCTGCAATCGAATGAAAATTTTCTTGACTGGTGCCAGTTCTGGAGTAGGCCAAGCCTGTTATGAATTACTAAAAACGGATCATAACGTTGTAGCACTGTCAAGTCAAGAGTTTGACCTAGGAAATTTTGCGCACATTGACGAAGTAGATTTGTCCGATATTGACTGCGTAATTAACTGTGCCGGAGTTAATCCCGGCAGTTACCAAGGCTGGAAAAACAATCAATGGCAAAAACAACAAAGTCAAGTCGACATAAACTTTACCGGGGCTTTGTTGTTGGTTAAGCAATATGTGAGTCAACGTAATCAAGGACAGTTTGTTTACATGACCAGTATCAACATTGATGATCCTATCGCTCATAACATATTTTACACAGCAGCCAAGCATGCACTAAGATACAGCATTGATACTATTAGGAAAGAGTGCCCGACCATAGTGTTTACCGAAATATGCCCCGGAAAGATCAAAACCAATATGCTACGGCAGAATTATCAAGATACTAAAACCTCCAAAGAGATAGAACAAATCTATGCCCAAGGGCCTACGCTTACCGCGGCAGAAGTGGCAGAGATGATTGTATTTGCTGTTAATCGTAAATTGGATCACATCACAATTTTGCCACACAATCACATGCAGAAATAAGTAACTTATATGTCAAAACGCAAATACAGTATAGCGGTAATGTTGGCCACACACAAACGAACCGATGCACTTAGCCGTAGTGTGTTTAGCTTACTTGACCGCACTAAAAATTTAGATCGCATACAGGTTATTTTTGGGATCGACGACAATGATTCTATTGGCACTGATCATTTTGTCAATGTTATACAGCCCGACTTGGATCGTCGCGGTGTTGATTATCTTGCTCTCAGTTTTGAACCGTTGGGATATTTGGGACTCAACCAATATTATAACAGAATGGCCGACGATGCCGATGCCGATTGGCTGATGGTCTGGTGCGATGATGCTATTATGGAAACTCAAGATTGGGACGAACGAGTCAGTGAGTGTACTGGGGAATTTAAATTGTTGAAAGCACACGCACACAATGAACACCCTTATGCAGTGTTTCCGATTCTACCTGCTGAATGGCAAGAAGTTACTGGATATTTTGCCCGACATCAAATGCTCGATGCCGAAGTTAGTCAAATAGCCTACCTGTTGGATATTATGAAAATTATTGAGGTTAACATTACTCATGACCGTGCGGATCTTACTGGCAATAACAAAGACGAAACCAATGATAAAAAAATAATGCTCGAAGGTAATCCCGATAATCCATTAGATTTTCATAATACAATTCTACTCAATCAACGCCATGTTGATACTGAAAAAATTTCCCAATATATGACATCTCAAAATCTTGATATTTCGTGGTGGGAGGGTGTAAAATCTGGAAAAAACGATCCGTTTGCTAAAATGACGGCCAACGATCCCAATGGACAAACAGTTATCTACCGGATAACACAGGATTCCACTGGACATAACGTGATCCAAAAGGAATCAAATAAAAATGTCTAATAACAAACACAGTATAGCTGTGCTATTACCCACTCGAGGACGCACAAGATCTCTAGCTGATAGTATAGCTAGTTTATTATCTAATGCAAAAAATATTAAAAATATACAATTTATTTTAGGTTTCGATAACGATGATAAAATTGGATTTGATTATTTTATCCAAGAAATTCAACCAAACTTAGATTCCAATAATATAGAATATACTATACTAGGGTTTGACCCAATGGGATATGACAACCTTAATCAATATTATAATAGCATGGCAACCGAAGCTACTGCTGACTGGTTGTTTGTCTGGAATGATGATGCCATCATGGAAACCCAACACTGGGATCAAGTGATTGCTCAATATACCGACCAGTTCAAAGTACTCAAGGTTCATACTCATAATGAACACCCCTACAGCATATTTCCCATTGTTCCATCAAACTGGGTAGACCTATTAGGTCAATTAAGCATACATCAAATGATTGATGCAGAAATCAGTCAACTAGCATATATGTTAGACATTTTAGAAATCGTGGATATTGATGTTGTGCATGATCGTACGGATCTTACGGGCAATCAGGAGAATTCGCCCACTACAATAAGAACTCGATTTGAACATAATCCAAATCACCCATTAGATTTTCATAACCCTCGATTTATTCAGCAACGTTTAAGCAACTGCGATACCTTGGCAGCCTATATGAAATCAATAGGGCAAGATATTACTTTTTGGGAGAATGTCAAGGCAACTCGTCAAGATCCTTGGGAGAAACTCAAAAAAAATGATATTAATAGTCACATGTTTCAATTTAAACTGGGCCAGTTATGAACAGTATAACACAAAGCGAACATTTATCTAAGTGTTTAATCACAGGCGAGTCCGTCACTAAAATTCTTGACCTAGGACAACATGCCTATGCAGATACATTTATAGCAGAAGATCAATTAAATTTATCCGAACCAGTATTCCCATTACAACTTTATTTAAATCCTGCATCTGGTCAGATACAACTTGGCTATGTCAGTCATGCCGAAGATCGTTATAATTTATATAGTTATAGTTATACCTCAAGTAATTCAAAAACAGCCAGAAACCATTGGAACGAGTATGCCAACACCATACAAGAAAAATATCCAGTACAAGGACTTGTAGTAGAAATTGGCAGTAATGATGCTTATTTAATTAAACAATTTCAAAGAGATGGGGTTAAGACCTTAGGTATTGATAGTTCAGGAGACATGTGCGAAATTGCACTTAAACAAGGAGTTGATAGTATCCACGCCTTGTTCAATCGAACTGTGGCCGATGAGGTACTTAACCGGTTTGGCCCCGCTAAATTAATCTTGGCCAACAATGTGTTTAACCATGCTAACGATCCTGTAGATTTTGCTCGCGGGGTGGCTGATCTATTGGATGTAGATGGTCTATTCGTATTTGAACTGCCATACTGGGCCAGCATGATCCAGAGTGGTCGTTTTGTGGACATGGTATATCACGAACACATCAGTTATTTTACCATTAAAAGCGCCTGGCACTTATTACAACAAGCTGGTTTAGAAGTTGTAGATTTTGACGTGGTTGATTATCATGGCGGAAGTATTAGAGTCATAGCCAGACGCAGTACTGATAATGAAATGCCGTTTTTGGTCAAAGGGGCCATCGAAAGTGAAACCAAACTGGGCCTATTTGATCCTAAGTTTTATGCCAAATTACAGGAAAAATTTGAACAACAACGCAATGCATGGTTACTTAATTTTTACCAAATATTAGCTGAAGATCCAGCCGCTGTTATTATTGGTGTGGGTGCAGCGGCCAAGGCAAACACCTGGTTAAACTGGCATGGACTCAATAAAACTGTTATCAAATGTATTACCGACTCCAGTGAACATAAACAAGGAAAGTATACACCATTGACTCGCATTCCTATTTGTGGTGATAATGAGTTTGCTAATTATGAAAATCCATATGCTCTTATTTTAAGTTGGAATATTGGCGAGCCACTAAAGAAGGCCCTACTAAATATCAATCCTAACACAAGGTTTTTATCCCAATGAAATTAACCAACATTTACGAACCCACCGATCTTGGTCTCGGTGTTCACTCCGACGACCGCGGTACCATTGCCGATATTTTTTATAGAGCCACGATCAATCACGGATGTTATATAACCAGTACTGCCGATGCAGTGCGCGGTAATCATTACCATAAACTTACCACCCAATATACGTTTATCACTCGTGGTGTTTGTGAATATTGGACACAGCCATCTGACCTGTCTATCCCGGCTACTATGACCTTATTAGTTCCGGGCATGTTGGCTGTTAGCGAACCCTACGAAATCCATGCCATGCGTATGGGCAAGGACGGGTGTGATATGATTGCATTTGCTTCAGGGCCACGCGGTGGCGAAGACTACGAGTCTGATACCACAAGAGTCAACTCTATTATTCCACTGTGACTGACCGCGTAGCAGTTTTATTAGGAGCCCGCGGGGGTATTGGATCTGCTGTTAGAGAAGTATTTCTTGCGGCTGGATATCGCGTTGTTCCGGTTAATAGTTCTAGTGTGGATTTTAATAATCCAGAATCTTATCAACAAGTTACCACCATACTTGCTGTAAATCCAGATGTTGTTATCAATTGCGTTGGCCACTTTGATAATGGCAATACAGAAACACACAATAAAACTTTTGATATTAATGTTGGATCTAATTGGGCAATTATCAAACACTATATTGATACCCCAGGTAAAAAACCGGTGAAGATTATCATGGTTGGATCAAGTTCTTATCTCAGCGGACGTAAGGCTTACATTTTGTACGCAGCCTCCAAAGCGGCACTATATAATGTGTGGCAAGGGGCATGTGATTACTTTAGTAATACTGATATTACAGTTAGTTTAATTAACCCAGTAAGAACACGCACTCCTTTAATTGATATGTCGACTCCGGCGGTTTGTTTAACTCCAAACGATGTAGCATTAGAAATATTGAGTATAGCATCAAATAATTCTAACCAATTAGTTGATATGAAATATCCAGAGGAAAATTAAATGAAAATTGGCATTATTGGACGAGGAACCGTAGGCAAGGCAGTCCACGAAGGATTACAATACTTAGGGCATCAAATGAGTTTTGTTGATCCTGCATATCCAGAAAGTAAATTTGAAGATATCCTAGATACCGAATGCGTGTTTATTTGTGTACCAACCAACCAAGCACCAAATGGTGATTGCGATACTTCAATTGTTGAAAATGTTATTAGTGAATTGAGTCGTAGTAGCTATTGCGGATTAGTTGGTGTTAAAAGTACAGTTATTCCCGGAACCAGCGACCGTTTAAGTTCTTCGTTTCCTAATTTGCGTATCTGTTCCGTTCCAGAATTCCTCCGTGCTAAGAGTGCCCTGGCGGATTTTATGTACAACCATGACCTATTGGTTATTGGTAGTAGTCGTGAAGAAGATTTTGAAATAGTTAAGCAGATTCATGGACACTTACCAAAGAATGTTGCGTGTGTTAAACCAACAGAAGCTGAAGTAATCAAATATTTCAACAATGTAAACCACAGTGTGCAAATTATCTTTGCCAACATTGCATTTGAAGTATGCAAGAAGTTAGGTGTACATTACGATGCTGTATATCATGCAATCAGCAAGCGCGAATGTTTCAATCCTGCTTACTTGATGTGTAACGATAACTTGCGTGGGTTTGGCGGACATTGTTTACCAAAGGATACCAGCGCCTGGAACAATTTAATTAAAAATCTTGGATTAGAGTATTCAATGATCCAGGCTATTATTGATGATAACAAAAAGATTAACGAATGAGTAAAATATTAGTAACTGGGGCTGGCGGCCTATTAGGCACAGAATTTTGTCGACAATTAAAAGCTGCAGGGCATGAGATTTGGGCCATTGATAATCAATCAAGATCAACCAGTATGCCCGAATGTGATCGTTGGATCATAACTGATTTAAAACTTCCAGATGTATTTGTAAATGTGTTGCCTACAGACTTTGATTACATCTACCATTATGGTGCTATCAATGGCACCACTAATTTTTATGAACGTCCTAACGAAGTTTTAGTTAATAACTTTGTATCGGATATCAATGTGTTTGAATTTGCTTCACTGTGCCCCAATTTAACTCGGTTGGTGTATGCCTCAAGTAGCGAAGTTGTTAGTGATGATCCTACTAGCCCTGTGGCCGAGAACACAGACATTACGATCAAGAACATTCACAATGCTCGCTGGTCATATCGTTTGGCCAAAGTCACAAGTGAAAACTTTTTAGCCAACAGTAAGTTGCCTTATGTAATGTTGCGTTACTTTAACGTGTATGGTGAAAATAGCAAAAAAGGTCACTTCCTCGGCGATCAAATTGATAAAATCAAGAATAAGGTATTCACCGTAATTGGCTCACAAGAAACTCGTAGTTTCTGCCACGTGAGTGATGCTATCCGTGCTAGTATCTGGGTGGCTGAAAATATTAATCGTGAATTGGTAAACATTGGTAATGATCGCGAAATCACTATAGGTGATGCTGTACAAGTTATTGCCACTGAATTAGGACACCCAGACGCTGTGTTTGACCAGTTACCAAGCAAGGCCGGGTCGGTTGCCAATCGTAGGCCAGACATTACCAAATTACGTGGTATCATGCCCGATTATGAGCCAATGAGTTTTGAACAAGGAATTAGATCAATTCTCTCTTGACAATCTAAATACAGTTCGTGTATAATAACTGTATGAAATCATTCTTTGTTAACCATATAGAATTTAATAATTCAGCACCATTTGTGTTAATTGCTGGCCCTTGTCAAATTGAAAGTTTAGACCATGCTGAACAAACAGCCGGCCGTTTAAAAGAAATTTGCCAACTGCTTGGTATTAATTTAGTTTATAAAAGTAGTTTTGATAAAGCCAATCGAAGTAGTGTTAACACTCCTCGAGGTGCCGGTATCAACGAAGGTCTGCAGATATTAAACAGCATCAAACATAAGTTTGGCATTCCGGTGTTGACTGATATTCACTTACCCGAACAGGCACAGATATGTGCCGATGCTGGAATTGATATATTGCAAATACCGGCGTTCTTAAGCCGACAAACAGATTTACTTGTTGCTGCTGGCGAGACTGGACTCACAGTTAATATTAAAAAAGGGCAATTTATGGCTCCATGGGATATTGTTAGTGCCGCAGAAAAAGTTGTTAGCACAGGCAATCATAAAGTTATGTTATGCGAGCGTGGGGTTACACATGGTTATAATACTTTAGTGGTCGATATGACTAGTTTGCCTACTATGGCCCGTACAGGATTTCCAGTGGTGTTTGATGCTACGCACAGTGTACAACGCCCAGGAGCAAACGGATCAACATCAGGGGGTGATCGAACTATGGTTCCTTACTTGGCTCGCGCTGCTGTTGCCACAGGATGTGTTTCTGCTGTGTTTATGGAATGTCACGAAGATCCCGATAACGCACCCAGCGATGGTCCTAACATGATTGCGTTGGATGACCTCGAATCAATTTTAGCTAAACTTAAACAAATAGACGGTATCGTTAAATGAAAAAAATCTACCATACTTGGCGGGCAGTTGAAAAACAAACTCAAGAAATCCTGCGCCAAATTAATGCCAGTGATTGGCGCCCAGACTATGTTGTGGGATTAACACGTGGTGGTCTTACACCTGCTAACCTAATTAGTCAATACTTAGAAGTTCCGATGGAATGCCTTAAGGTAAGCCTGCGTGACGATGGAAACAAACCCGAACATAATCTATGGATGGCCGAAGATGCTTACAACGGTAAGAACATTCTTATTGTTGACGACATCAACGATTCTGGTGCTACATTAAATTGGATTAAAGAAGATTGGGAGGATTTTCACCCTAGTAAACCAGAACCCTGGTTGACTATTTGGAACGATTCTGTTCGATTCACTGTGCTAGTCAACAACGAAGCAAGTGAGTTTAAACGTATTGATTACAGCGCAGTTGATATCAATAAAGCCGAAGAAGATTCGTGGATTGTATTCCCTTGGGAAGATTGGTGGAAGAATTAATGGGCAGTATGCCGTACAAGAAACTAGAACAGCTAGAGTTAATTTGTAATAGTAATCATATTGTTTTAGAAATTGGTAGTGAAAACGGCGAAGGTAGTTCTATATGGTTGTGTGAGTGGGCAAAACAACAAGGCATAGAATTTTATTCAGTCGATGTTGAACATAGGTTACGTGAAAGAACTTATCCACACATCAATTGGGTAGTAGCAGAGTCTGGATCTGATTGGTGTAAGAATATTCTCCCAGGTCTAAATAAGATTATTAAAGTTCTGTATCTGGATAATTTTGATTGGATTTGGGATTCCGGTAACATTGCTCCGTACTGTCAAACACAAATGGATAACTATGCCGTACGTGGTGTTGTTATGAATAACCAAAACTGTCAGGCAGAACATAGGTTGCAATTAGAATACTGTTTGCCTTATTTAGACAAACAGGCGGTTGTAATTATGGATGATACCTTTTATAATGATGGTACGTGGGATGGCAAATGTGCCACCGCTATACCTTTGTTGTTAGAGAATGGATTTACAATGCACGGCAGTGAATATGCCACAAGAAAATGAGAATGAATACAAAAACTAACGAAGCTCTTGTAATCTTACAAGAAGAATGTGCTGAAGTTATACAAGAAGTTAGTAAATGTTTTCGCTTTGGCATTAACAACCTAAATAAAGATGGTGTTAAACATAGCGTTGTATTAGAAAAAGAAGTAGCCGACATGCTGTGTATGGTAGACATATTAGTAGAACAAGGCGTGCTTGATCCGGGTCGATTGGATGTAGGCAAGATTGAAAAACAGGCAAAATTAAAGAAATGGTCAAAACTTTATGAAGAAGATTGTTAGCTTCGGAGATAGCTTTGTTTTTGGAACAGAATTAACAGACAATCTTGATGGCTCGAAAGCATGGTCTGCGTTAGTTGCTAAAAAGTTGGGCTACGAATATCATACTAGCTCTATTCCAGGGTGTGGCAATGATTGCATTGCTAGACAAATTTATTCCTGGTTTGCAAATAATTCAGTAGAAAATACATTAGCAGTAATTAATTGGACTTGGATGTCTCGTTGGGATTTTTATATTGTTGAGCACGAAACATGGATTACATTAGGCCCAACTTGTGTTCCAGAAAAACTCAAAGATCTAGTTGATCGTACGCAAGCCGAAGACATGATTGACTTTTATAAGAATCGAGCCAACAGTAGTTTACTGTGGAACAAGTTTAGGAATCTACAAACCATTTGGGCTGTTCAACAATATCTAGATCAAAAAGGAATTAAGTCGGTTCAAACATACATGGATTATGAATTACTAGATGGAAAATGGCATACTCCAGATTATATAAAAGAATTACAAGGATTAGTTGCACCACAATTACAACTTTTTGATAATCAAAACTTTGTAGATTGGTCGCATAAAAATGGATATCCTGTTACAATACAGGATATGCATCCGTTGGAAGAAGCGCATAAGTCTGCAGCAAAATATTGGGAAAATGCTTATAACATCTAAATACTATTATGAAAATTAAAGTTAGCGAATTATTTTATAGTTTACAAGGCGAAGGACGCTTTGTTGGGGTTCCTAGTGTGTTCCTAAGAACATACGGATGTAACTTTACCTGTGCGGGATTTGGTTGCAAGCCAGGAGAAAAGTCAACAGGTGCCGACGATGTGGCTGAAGTTGTACACTTGTACAATAACTTCCTAGAGTTACCGCTTGTTGAAACAGGGTGTGACAGTTATGCAAGTTGGCATCCTGCGTTTAAGCATCTAAGTCCTACACAACCTACTGAAGAATTGGTAGAGCGTATGTTAGCATTGACTCCTAACAACATGTGGGGGCAGAATAATGGCAACGACGTGCATCTTGTGATCACAGGTGGCGAACCCTTGCTAGGTTGGCAACGTGCATACAAAGAATTACTGAGTCATCCTCGCATGGAAGACTTGTTAAATATTACATTCGAAACCAACGGAACTCAAGAGTTGCATGATGATTTCAAACAGTATCTAGACGAATGGGTAAAACGAGATCTACGTAGACAAGTTACATTCAGTGTCAGTGCTAAATTAAGTGCCTCAGGAGAATCATGGGATGATGCTATTTGTCCTGAGATTGTAACCAGCTATCAAGAGCATGGACACACCTATCTCAAGTTTGTTGTAGAAACAGATGAACATATTATTGAAGCTATTCGAGCCAGTGATACATTTAGAGCTGGCGGCTTTGAGGGCAAAATATACTTGATGCCACAAGGTGGTGTAGTTAAGCCCTACGACGAAAATAAACTGCGTATTGCCAACATTTGCTGTGAGCAGGGTTGGAATTATAGTCCTAGATTGCATGTGGACTTGTGGGGTAATGGTTGGGGCAAATAGTGTGCCGCCACTAGATAGTTTATTCGGCGGCCAAGGTAGTTTTTATCAACGGGCAAGTTGGCGGCGCGAATTTGCTTGGTGGCCACATCGTTGTATTCGCGGTAATCAAATCATATGGTTGAAGTATGGGTATGAAGGAATGGCCATGTGGACTGGTCCGGGTACGCCAGTGTATGAGTACAACTGGCATACAGTTGAAGAGCATTTGATTTGGTGTTTAAAGAATAGATGATTACAAATGCTAATAGATTAAAGGAAAATGAAAATGGGAATGTTTGATTTTTTTAAGAAAAAGCTAGAGCCACCGCAAAAGAAAAAACCTATTGCAGAGGCAGCAAAGAAGCAGACTAAATCTGCTAAAGAAACGGCCACCGAAGCTGGCGAACCATATGTTAATATTTTAAGTATGGATATTGATCCTAACGATATGCAGAATGGCGCATTTGAACTAGATTGGAATGATATCTTTATTGCCAAACTAGTTAAAGCTGGTTACATGATGGGTCCAAATGATACAGATGCCGACATTGTAGATCGTTGGTTTACCAACGTGTGTCGCAATGTTGTATTAGAAACGTATGAACAATACGAAGCAATGGATCCTCAACGAGATCGAGTAGTAAAGACTCGCAACATTGGAGACGGAAGGTCTGAAGTATCGTGATATTGTATGTAAATGGTGATAGTAATAGTTCAGGAAACGAATTAAAGGACTCAGGTAAATCTTCATGGCCACAACTACTAGCCAATCGATTGGATATCTCCTTAGCAAATGAAGCTAAGAGCGGTACTAGTAATCCACAAATAATTAGAACTGCTAGTAATTCTTTATCTAGAGCCAATAAAGATACCTTTGTGATTATTGGATGGACTAGTTGGGAAAGAGAAGAATGGTTACATCAAGGGCAGTACTATAATGTCAACTCAGGCGGGTATGATACATTACCCCCCGAACTTGAAGAACGATATAAGCAATGGGTGATCGAGCAAGGGCCTGAACAACAATCTATCAAGTCCAAGCTGATGCATAGTCAGATACATCGTATGCATCGATCATTACTTGAGCGACATATTCCTCATTTGTTCTTTAATGCATTAATGCCGTTTCAACATAATCTATTAGATCCAATCCAGCTCAACTGGCATAAGAACTATGTAGGACCTTATGATAATGATCTTAGTTACTTTTGGTATTTGAAGAATCACGGATGGAAACCTACTAAAAATAATCACTTCCTAGAAAATGCACAAGCAGAATGGTCTGATGTGTTATACAATTATATTAGAGATAACGAATTGATATGATATTATATGTAAATGGCGATAGTCACACCGCTGGAGCAGAAGCTGTAAATGTTCACGCATTTGCCGAGGATGATCCAAAATATTTTTATCTCGGGAGAGCGCCACACCCTGATAATTTATCGGTTACTTGGGGCAAGTTACTAAGCCTAGCACTAAGAACTGGATTTCATTGTGAGGCCGAAAGTGCTAGTAGCAACTCAAGAATTTTACGAACTTCTCGTGAATGGTTGGCTACTCGACAAGATCTTGAAGAACTCTTGGTTGTTATCCAATGGTCAACTTGGGAACGAGAAGAATGGTTGTACAAAGACAGATACCTTCAAGTCAATGCTAGTGGTGTTGACCATGTGCCGCAAGATCTACAAGAAAAATATCGCCAATATATTATGGGTGTAGATTGGGAATGGAAAACTCAAGAAGCACATGACCAAATTTGGGCATTCCACAAAGAACTAGAAGAAAAAGGAATCAAGCATATCTTTTTCAACGGCAATAATGATTTTTCCAAAATTAAAGATCAGCGGGAGTGGGATATGTGTTATGTTGCACCATACGAGCCTACAATGACGTTTGATGCTATTGTTCGTAAACAAGGTATCGATACAGTTGCGCCCAATTCCTATCATTTTGGTAAGGATGCCCATAGCTTTTTTAACCGTTTTATGTTACAATACATTATTAATAACAAATTCATCTAAGGTCTACAATGCGCTATGTTTTAATCGATACGGCCAATATGTTTTTTCGAGCCAGGCATGGTGCTCACCGTGCAAGCGATACTTGGGAGAAAGTAGGCTTTGCATTACATGTTACATTAATGGCCGCTAACAAAGTAGCCAAGCGTTTTGAAGCAGACCATGTAGTGTTTGGCCTTGAAGGACGTAGTTGGCGCAAGGACTTTTATAAGCCCTATAAAGCCAATCGGGCTGTGGCCCGTGCCGCACTTACAGAAACCCAGCAAGAAGAAGATAAAATGTTTTGGGAAACCTATGATAATTTGACTAAATACTTGTCAGAGAGAACTAACTGTAGCGTTATTAGGCACGAAAATGCCGAAGCAGATGACATTATAGCTCGCTGGATTGCATTACATCCCCAAGACGAACATATTATTATCAGTAGCGATACTGACTTTGTTCAGCTCATCGCACCCAATGTTAAGCAGTACAACGGTATTACAGACGAACTAATCACTATAGAAGGAATCTTTGATGCTAAAGGAAAAGCGGTCATCGATAAAAAAACTAAAGAACCTAAAACAATCCCTAATCCGCAATGGCTACTCTTCGAGAAATGTATGCGCGGCGATTCGTCGGATAATGTGTTCTCGGCCTACCCGGGAGTCCGTACTAAGGGCACTAAGAATAAGGTTGGCCTACAGGAAGCATTTGAGGATCGCACAAAACAAGGATACAACTGGAACAACTTAATGTTACAGAGGTGGACTGATCCGGATGGCATAGAGCATCGTGTGTTAGATGACTATGAACGCAACGTTCATCTAGTAGATTTAACTGCCCAACCCAAAGAGATTAAAGCAGCAGTAGATGGGGCCATTCGCGAACAGATGTCTCATAAAGATGTAGGACAAGTTGGTGTACGTTTTATGCAGTTCTGTGGCAAGTACGAATTAAACAAATTGAGCGAGCAAGCAGACAGCTTCGGTCGTTGGATGAATGAAACTTACAAAGGTCCTTACAAAGGAATGTTAAATGGCTAAAGATTTATTTTGGACCGCTGTAACATTCGCTATTGTTTTAGGCATGTTGGTCTTGGCCTTTTGGCCCCAGGATCAAAATCAAATAGTAGTAAAATACGATTGCCGCAAGGTGATAGGCGGTTGGCACCCAGATGTGCCAGTAGCAGTACAAGAAGAATGTCGAAAGAGGAGTACTAAATGACACTGATAGCAAAACCCGTAATTGATCGCAAGTATTGGATCTTGCAAGAAGGAAATCGCAAGGTTGGTAACGTTGAAGCTTGCGATGGTGGATACCAAGTTAAGATCAATAACCAGGTTCAACAATACAAAACAATTAAAATGGTTGAACAACGTGTACACGTTAAATTCGAATCTGGTGCTAAGATTGTTAAATCTCGACCCGAAACTAATTTGGTACATGGCTATCCAGTAGCAGGTCGTGTACATAATCCCATGTGGGATGTTCCTAAGAAGTTGCCTGTGTATACTAAAACTAACAAAAGTAAAAGTTGGTTTGCAGCTGGCTGGTATCGAGTCAAGAAAGGGCGTAACTGGACTGTGATACAAGGACCTAAATTAATTTTATTACAACGCTATCCGTACTCTGGCCCGTTTTACACCAAGGAGACTGCTGATGAGTATTCATTTACAACGGTTTGTTGAACGGTTACAAGGGTTCGAGTCTCGTGGCGCTAAGGACTTTATTATGCCTATGCCTGATGCCAAAGGCATGCATGCTGACCTAACTCGACTGTTATTAGAGCTTACTACACTTAAAGAACGGGCTGTAGCGGCACAAGATGACGAAATAATTTCAATCAAAATGGACGGGGGTTCATTCTAAAACTACCTATATTTTAGCATAAATAATATATAGGAGTTTAATAGTGAGCAGACCAAAACCCAATGTCCTGATTGAGTTAGCAAATAAAAGTACATACAAGACCGAACAGGTGTTAGCCTCGGAAGGTGTGTGGGCAGTGTTTTATCAAAAAAAACCAATCAATCTTAAAACCTCGAACCTGTTGGTTCAATATCCTGGCCCTAAGTACAAGAAGGTCAGTTTCTCCAATCCTGGACATGCAATCAATCTTGCTCGAAAACTTAACATCCAATTTAAAACTGATCTTTTTACCGTGGTCTTACTAAAATCAGGCGACCAGATATATCCTTGATGTGCGTGACAAATATAAACTTACAAAAGAATTAATTCAACATCTGCCCGATCCTTACAAGGTTACCGAAGCAGAGGCTTTGGCCTTATGGTGGTTCAATCTTAGACGCAACGGTGGTTTACGATTGACTAAAATAGGATACGAAACATTCTCCAAACATCTTGAACTCGAGAACTACGATTATAATGTTGAACCATTTGCTATTAACAGCAAAATGATTATAGCACTGGATCGTAAACTACAACAACCTTGGTTTATTATTATGCATAAACAAATGCCGCGTACTCTAGTGTTCTTTGGTAGTAAAGAAGCCATGATGGCCAATTTATATGGCAATTTGAAAAAGTTTCTTGACAATTACCGAACATGATGCTATACTAGTAATACTAATTTAATAAAGGAGCTCAAAATGAGTAAGCCAGTGTTTGAAGATTTATTTAATTTTACCGGGCGTCGTAACCGCCGAAGCTACATCATGCTACTGCTAACCGTGGTATTTGGCGGCGGAATTGGACTGGCAGTGTTATTTACAATTGGCACCGCATTAACTGTTGGCTCTGGGTTATTGGGTGGCATTTTTCTGTTGGCTGGGTTTGCATTAGCCGTTGCTATGGCAGTGTGTAGTTGGTCGGCTGGCAGTCAGCGTGTTCGAGATTTTAATCAAAGTGGAGTATGGATTTTGTTATGTTTGATTCCTTATGTAGGTTTTATAGTCAGCCTTGCTATTATGTTTGTACCTAGTACCGACGGCGAGAACAAGTATGGTCCTAGCTGTATCTAATGTTTGTAGGGCCTTTAGCTCAGCTGGTTAGAGCAAACGATTCATAATCGTTGGGTCGATGGTTCAAGTCCATCAAGGCCCACCAAAAAAGATAAATATTCAACTATGGAACAAAAGAAACCGGTAGCACAATATTACTACTCTGAAGAAGAGTGGGCGAGATTGGGGTGTGGGCCGTTGCCCACCGAGCGAGATCGTGCTCACCAAGCACAAAATGTTATTGCTCGCGCCAACCCCAAAATAGATAATAATGTGGTTAAAGGTAGTAATTAGTATTCAAAGTATTTTAATAAAGGAAGTAAGTAATATGGCAACAGGTAAAGTAAAGTGGTTTAACGATGCAAAAGGTTTTGGATTTATTACTCCAGATGGTGGTGGTGACGAATTGTTTGCACATTTCTCAGCTATTAATAGCAATGGATTTAAAAGTCTCAAAGAGAATCAAGCGGTAACTTTTGATGTAGTGCAAGGCCCAAAAGGCAAGCAAGCATCAAATATTATTCCGCTGTAAAGAATTGTTGTAATTCCTTTAGATTAAAGGCATTGCGGACTCGGGTTCAATTCCCGACATCTCCAAAAAGTGCATTTGAAATAGTGTATTTCTTGGGGATGACTTGGTTTCGACGTGGTGAGATAGAAAAGAAGGCAACACGAGAGGAGTACTCGTTAAAAGCAAATAACGTAAAAGCAAACGACGAACAGTTCGCATTGGCAGCTTAGGCCGCCTAGGGCAGGAAATGCCTCGTAACAGAAACCACCAAAATGGGCTCTTCGGAGCCCATTTTTATTGACATTCGTTAACTACTATGTTAACATACAAAATACCAATAATAGTGCTGAAATTTGCTGTACCAACAGTAAACTCAGTAAATAATATTGTTGTATAACTTTTATAAAAGGAAACACACAGCATGAAAAAACTACTAGTAGCATTACTAGCAACCGCAGGTATCACCACTGCTTACGCACAGTCTAGTGTCAGCATCTATGGTCTCTTAGATACTGGTTACATCGGATCAAGTGCAGAAGGCGCAGTTGGTAACAAGGCTGCAAAAACCACAAACAGTACATTCGGTAACAGTGCAGAACAAACCAGCCGCTTAGGTTTCCGTGGCACTGAAGATTTAGGTGGCGGACGTTCAGCCTTCTTTACTGTTGAAACTGGATTGACACCTAACCAAGGTCAAGCAAGTACCTGGGACAACCGTCAAAGTTTTGTTGGTATCAAACAAAATGGTATTGGCCAAGTTGCTTTCGGTACTCAGTATACATCAATCCACACAGCAGTGGCAGCAACTGATGCTGGTCAACAAAATAACTTGATCGGTGATGTTATCTATGCAACTGGTGCAAGCTCTACTACTTCTGGCAACGGCAGTAACACAGCTTACACAATTCGCACAGCTAATACAGTAAGTCTGAAGAGTGATAACTTTAAAGGTTTCAGTGCTGGTGGTTTCGCTACTGTAGCAAACAGCAACACTACTCAAACAAACTCAACCGGCGGCAACACGAACTACAATGGTTATGGTTTGAGTGCTGATTATGCTTGGAACAAGTTATATGTTGTAGCCGCTTATCAAACTTTAAAAAGCGAACAAACATTTACTCTTTCCAGTCCTACATATTGGACAACCAACTCTAGTAGCGTTATTCCTGGTGGCGGTGTAAACACACAAGACACACAGAAGTATGTTGGTGCAACTTATGACTTTGGCGTAGTCAAGGCCTTTGCTCAATATGTTTCACGCAAAGCTACTAGCACTTTAAGTAGTAATAATTATCTCAGCCGTACTGCACAACAGATCGGCGTTCGTGGTAACTTTACTTCTACCATTGATGCCTGGGCTAGTGTAGGTAATGGTCGTTATGACGCATTTGGTCCAACAACTCCTACAGTTAACTTCAACGCATTCCAGATTGGTTCTAACTACTGGTTGAGCAAGCGCACAAACTTGTATGCAATCTACGGTCAGAACAAAACTAGTAGTACCAATGTTGCTACTTTAGCACCAGCATTGTCTTCTAGTAACTATGCAGTAGGTGTACGTCATACATTCTAATCGTTGATTAGATATGTACTGCAAAAAGGCCCTTCGGGGCTTTTTTGTTGACTAAGTATTTGAATGATAGACATTGTAACCGTAGTATTCCGTGACGAACTTCCTATATTAAAACTGCAAGCCGAAAGCATAGACTTATATTGTGATAATATGGATCTTGGTAATGTCTGTGTGATTATTAACGATGATAGCATGGATGTAAATGATATTGATGTTTCATGGTGGGGGAATTATAGCACCCGTGTAAAAATTATTCATAGAAATCAGTGGAAAAATAGTTACATTGAAAATGGGTGGCTTACACAACAATTATTAAAATTATTAGCTGCAGAACAAAGTAAAAGTACTTGGTCAATGGTGCTCGATGCTAAAACTTTAATTGTGCAATCAGTTGAATTGAATAGACTTTTTGATGATGGCGGTCGGTTAACCTGGGGATACTTTCCCGTTATGCCGGTATTTGACACAGCTAGAAAAATTGTTAGCAAACTTTTTGATATTCAACAAACTGATGTGGCCGGGCCAGCGGGTATTCCGTTTTTCTTTGAAAATAGTCTTGTGCGAGACATGATCCAAGAAGTTGAAACTCTCACTAATCAATCCTTTGCTGAATGGTTTCAACACACTGGGATGGTAACTGAGTTTATACTTTATTCAGGATACTTACAATATCGTCAAGGATCTTTAGATGTTATGTATGTAAACGGAGACAAAAATAGTTATTGTCCGTGTAATGTTTGTCACACCGAAATTGAAATATTTGATCAAAAATATTTACAAATGCAATATCCTGATATCTTAACTGTTAGCATACATCGAAATGCCTGGACAAAATTAAGTTACACACAAAAACAAAAATATCAAGATTTATTATTAAGCAAGAAAATTACTCAAGCAAAGTACTTGATATGAAAGCCATAGCAATGGTAGCACACCCCGATGACTGCGTTATATTTGCTTACAGTTTCATGCATGCACACCCTAATTTAGATTGGACGGTGTGTTATCTTACATACGAAGCTGACGACTATCGCGGCAGTGAACTAAAAGCATTTTGGGACAAACGTAGAATTTCTACTAAGTTTTTGGGTTACGTTGACAATTGGCACGATATAGAAAACAAACAAATTAGTTTCGATGAAGCTCGTGCATGGATTGATATTCAGGAAGCCGTTGGTGGTCAAGACATTGTAGTAACACACAACGCAGAAGGTGATTACGGACACCTGCATCATGTGTTTGTACACAACGCTGTATTAAACTATCATCCTGATGCTGTAACTTTTTCTAAAATAGGCCAAGGTAATGCACGATTTGTTATACCGGTAGGAACTTATACATTAGATGAATTGCCCGAACATGGCAAAATTATAGCTAGTTTTCATCAGGTAGAACATGCCAATGAATATTTTATTCCTGACTCAGTTAAAGGACTGTTAAATAGATCATGAAAAAAAAATTAATGGTAGCCGGTTGTAGTTTTAGTGCGGTAAGTCAAAGTCTTCCAGGCACAAGTTGGAGTGAAGTATTAGCTAACAAGTTAAATTGGGATTTGGTTAATCTTGCTCGTCAAGGTTGTAGTAACGGTGGTATTCGTATTCAAATTGAAGAAATACGCAGACAACGTCCAGACTTTGCAATAGTTAGTCCTACCTTTTGGGACCGTATGGAGATACCAGCTGCCTCTGCACCGTACGATTGGGAACACAATATACCGGGCGGTGAGAATCCTCCTTTAGAACAACACCTTCAAAATCGTGAATTAAAGAATGGATATGATCGTAGAGATGGCATTGACAATGTCAACTATGGAAATAATAACTATAATATGATTTGTGAAACTATCTTTAGTTTAGCAGAAAACTACCCACATCCATATCGGTCAGGAAAGATTACCAAAGATGCACAACGCGGAGTTCGTGCATGGATTGACAGTATCTACGACAATGCTTGGAAAAAACAAATGGATGAGTGGATCATGATTGAAGGTATATTACAAATGTATCTAGATGGTATTAACTTTTTAGTACTGCCAAACTTACTATGGCCTTTTAATCCTAAAAACGTAGATCAATGGCGCAACGCATTTCCAAAAAACATTCCAGATCGTTACATACAACTAGAATCTATGCAAAGCCCCCAGGCAATATGTGGAAATAATACTTTCAAAGGAGAGGATCCTGGATATCACGGCAACGAACAAAGTCAACGTATTATTGCTAACAACTGGTACAATCGTATCAAAAAAGATTTTAATCTAGGTTAGGAATCTTTGTTCTAAGCAGGTCGTGCATCTGCTTTAAGGTTTTGTGCTTTAATGTCTGCGCCAAATTACAGTTATGCTCTAGTTCTTTTTGTACCTGATTATAAATTTCTATAGGGTCTTGTTTGGCCAACCACTGGCATTGTTCAAACGCATGCCCAAATCTTGTAACATGATCTTCTACGCTGTCATATTGTTCATTAATGACTTTGCCAAATGTTTCAAATCCTAAGTTACGTAAATTCTTTAAAAAGTTAACAGCACCAAACATCACAAATACTCGTTGGGCCAGTAACGGCTTGGCGGTCTTTTCACTTAGAAAGAATGCGTCTGCTGTTCCAAGTGTTTCACAAACAACTGTATAATTAGTACGTTTGTACATCTCGTAAGGCATGTAAGGACTAATATTTTTTAACATGTAGGGAGTAGTACCCTCTTTTAATAAACATTTACGTGTTTCATCCGGATTTTTCCTTTGAATTTCCCAGTCAGGATCTAAGTTAGGGCTTATATAGGGATATTTTAACTTTGTATCAGGAAAACAATCATAAACTTTCTGAGTCCATTGATCCATTACACCGCCTGTAAATATTTCTCTATAAGTTACAATACTATTATCTATCAATCCACTTTGTTGAAATGACAACATAACATAATCTCTGTGGGGTCGTCTGGCTCCTAATAAAACATCAAAATCGTAGGGTTTATTGGGTCGATCGGTGTTGATTATTTCATTAAAATTTAGTACATTGTAACTCCACCAAGGACGATATACCATACAGGATTCATCGATAGTTTCGTTACGATGTAATCCACCTAAGGCCAATACATAATCACGAATGCCATTCTGTTCAATCCAAGGTTTGATCCACTCTAGTGGGCGATACTCGATGTCAGTTAAAATAACAAGATCAAACATGCTGAGATCCAACTGTTCTATCTCAGGCTTATAAGAAAAGTCATTGCGTACATTACACCTAACAGGCAACGCAGCAATCTTAAAATCACTACGCATGACTTCATCAAGGTCACTTGTTACCGGTTCTATTTCCCAGTCTAATGCGGCCAACTCTCCCCACTTGGGACAGTATATAGGATAAGGCAGTTTCATAATCGACTCCTAATTAAGTTTAAATAATGATCAAAGTTTTTAACAGTTTTGGTGGTATAATCAAACTGTAAACTTAGACTGAGATCTGGAATAGCATCAGCAAAACAATTATAGTCGCAAGTGTAGTTTGCTATCTTGTCTAAACTGTTGTATTCAAAACGTCGTTGTTCTTGCGTATCTATATCATGTCTATACATGGCCCAGTTACCAATCAACTCATACTCACTGAACCATTTAATAATGTTACCGGTACCCCAAGGAGGCACTGTGGGCATGCCTGGCACAGAATCTATGATAGCATCAAGAAACCATTTGTTGTGCTTGTGTTCTACTAGAGTCTTAAGTGCTTGCCAATCTTCTTTGTGTACCGGAACTAGTTCCGTAACAAAACAATGAGGAGTTTGACGGTTAATGCCTACCACGCTTTCAAGGACTCCGCGATAGCTGTCGTGCGTAGTATTAGGCAAGATCAAATAGTTCAAACGACCATCCTTGTAGCACTCGTATGGTTCAACCATAAAGGTATCTGGGTCGTGCATTAGAATGACTTCATCATCCAAATAGTCACGTACTGCCAACTTTAATGCCTGTTGCCATAACCACTTGCCACGATAGTCATCTTCAAAGATCCAATGGTCAATTTCAGGATATTTGTTAAGTATTAAACTATCTGGCAAGTATTCAAAAGTAGTTGTATCTATATTATGTTGAGCAAAGATACTCCATAGTTCATCTTTGGGCACAGGACTACTAATAACAGTGCGGTCTATTCCTTTGAGAAAATGATCAAACTGCATGACCAAGCATGCATGAGGTATGCGGTAGCGAGCAAGGAATACTACACGAGCTACTGTCATACTCGATTACAACTGTTTACGCAACCGTACAGTCGACCTTCATTAACACTGGATTTAGTCCAGGTTTCTTCTATGCTGTCGAACCAAGAAATACAATGATCCAAACTATATTGTAAAGCATTGTTTTCTTTTGTTAACGGAATTAACTGTTCATTTCCAGGATGTGTCATCTGACCTGGATAGAATCCTAAAAAGCAACAAGGCCACACTGAGCCGTCGGCGGCTATGTATAGTTCTTGTTGCCTTTTGTGTTGACATGTTATATTAAGCACAGGGGTATCTTTAACTGGTTTTACTGTACGGTGGTCAAACCAAGTGACATGATCTTCAACCATGCGCTTACTATCTATTGGCCAATCTTGTTCAGGTCCTAGCCAATGACTGAGTTCTCCATCACGGGTGAACACAGGGCCTCGATCTCGACCTTCGTGTATGTTTTCAAACTGTTTAAATCCCCATGCCTCTGCTAACAATCTAGCAGCAGGCTCCTGGTCACGATTATGGTCAAACGGAATAAATCTCCAGATAGCATATCCACCGGCGTCAATAAATGCACGAGCATGACTTATAACTGTGTCCCAATTGGTATCTTGTCTGTACTTCACATGAGTCTCTTGATCGATCCCGTCTAGGGCCCATCCAATACTAACTCCAGGCAAGGCAAACTTAGTCCACCATTCTGATGTACGCATACTACCATTGGTGTTGATATGTACCGGAACTTGGTGTTCAACAAGATATTCTACAATTTCTAATCCATCTTTGGCAGCACCAAAGTCACCAAGATTACCGTTGAAGCTTATACCACGTGTTAGTTGCCGAAGAAACTCTGGTTGACAAATATGTTGAATATCCGCTAAACTCAACTCGGTTAGTGGATAGCCCGAATTAAAATCTATGCCGCGGTAGTTACGCACACACATAGGGCAACGGGCATTACAACGGGTGGTTAGTTCTATTTGGACCTGACGAATGTCAGTGAGTTTTAGCATGAAAATATTTATAGAATAAGAGGTTGACAAGGTATAAATACCTGTCTATAATAATACTATTATGAAACATTTAACCTATACACTATTAGCAATACTACCAAGTATGATTTGGGTGTGGGCCAATGATTGCGGCGTAGAACTAGGGACAAAGGCGTTTGAATAGTAGTAAGGATTTATTTATTATTCAAAAGCCTCTAAGTAGTTAGGGGCTTTTTTTATGGAAAGGAAAAAGAATGACAATAGATTACAGTAAATTGAATGATCGTATTGTGGAACAAGCTAAAGAATCGGCCGCATCTTACTTCACACTCAGTGAAGACCAAAAGGCTGAATTGTTCCGTAATAAGATCGAGCGGGCGCGAACCATGCTCCGATCAAGAGATGTTTACGTCCAGATTGAGGACTAAACTTCTAAAGTATTGACAGGCAACGAGGGCCTATGCTATACTATAAACAAGCATAAACGGGCGGGCACTAGGATAGAGTTCTTCTTGTAGAACAAAAAATTAGTGCATAGTAAAGTACATTAGATAGACCAATGGTAGGTCTGCTGACGGGTAGTGTAGGTTCGATTCTACTCTGGTGTGCTTTACTATGTGGTTTGTTAGATTAGTTGGTTAAATCACAGCACTGTCACTGCTGAGACCATGGGTTCAAGTCCCATACAGACCGCCAAAGTTTTATACACTGTTCGACAAGCGGCCTAAGTCATCACCCTTTCACGGTGACATTTCAGGGGTTCGAATCCCCTACAGTGTACCAGTACTATCGCGGGATGGAAAAGTTGGTATTTCGTCAGTCTCATAAGCTGAAGGTCGTCGGTTCGAATCCGGCTCCCGCAACCAATTCCGGGCAAGTGTTACGGTAGCACAACAGACTCCAAACCTGTTGGATGGGGTTCAATTCCCTGGCTCAGAGCCATACAAGTCTTGGACACGCAGACTTTAAAGCGATGTGGAAGTAGGTGGAAGCCCTACACCCGGCGGGATTAGTTTAGGGGCAAAACTAAAGATTTCCAATCTTTCGTCATCGGTTCGATTCCGATATCCCGCTCCAAACAACGCAACGGTGGCAGAGTGGCCCAATGCAAGGGACTGCAAATCCCTAACACCGCTGGTTCAAATCCAGCCCGTTGCTCCAGATTGACCACTAAACCGTTTTGTAGTAAAATGGTATATTAAACAATAAAGAAAGGAGGCACTATGCCCAGCGTATTTTTGGTGTCTGATACACATTTTGGGCATTTGGGAGTTTGTAAGTTCACACGTAACGATGGTGTAACCAAGTTACGCCCATGGACTGATCCAGATGAGATGGACGAGTTCATGGTCAAGGCTTGGAATGAACGGGTCAAACCTAACGACAAAGTTTATCACTTGGGAGATGTTGTAATTAATAGAAAAGCATTGCCTATCCTAGATAGACTCAACGGTGACAAAGTTCTTATCCGTGGTAACCATGACATCTTTAAGGATGAAGACTACACGAAGTATTTCCGTAGTCTACGTGGATACCATGTCATGAACGGAATGATTCTCTCTCATATTCCTATACATAGTGAAAGTCTTGGTCGGTTTGGGGTTAACATTCACGGACACTTGCATGCTAGTCGTGTCATGCGGCCTGCGCGAACACTTGAAGAATTCGTGGCTCATGGTTGCGAAACAATAGATGAACGCTATCATTGCGTCTGTGTAGAACAAACTGACTTTGCTCCTGTCCTGTTTGAAGATGTTATCAAACGCATTGAAGCAGAAGGTGGTGTTGTTGGTTTCAAGAATGGAAATGGAACCACACAAGTTTCATAGTTATTGCTGACTCCGACTCCACAAGAGTATTCAGCATCCGCCAGGGCCAAACCGGAGATGAGCTGCCGCTGCGGGGTTTGCTAGTTTTCCTGACACATGAAAAACTAGCCTTAATTACCCCTGTAGACAAACTGGTAAAGTCACTGCTCCAAGAAGGCAGTATCTGTAGGTCCGAATCCTACCAGGGGCACCATAAATATCCGTATGCGAGCACTAATGGACTTACATCCTTTTCGCTACACAGCTCAGGTTCCGTGGCCAACAGTTGATGATTCTAATCAAATTGACTGGGACCTAGGAGTTCATCTCATTGAAAATTGGCTGACACAAAATGTAGGGTCTAGACTCGCCTCTTGGGCATGGGACGATGGTGATCACTATCAACTGGGCGTAGGATTTCGCTGGGAACAACATAAGACATTATTTGTACTACGCTGGCAATAGTCATTAAATAACCCACAGGAGGTATTACTATGGCGTATATTCTTTATATTTTTATTTTAGTTCCAATTAACCTAATCGGTGTTGTTTTAACTTACCCGTTAGCGTTTATTATTGGCATTATGTACTCTACCCAAATTGGCTGGTGCAACAACGGTACCGTTTGGGAATCAGGTCCGCGCTTGTTCTCTTTTGTTTCCTGGTGGCAGACACCTGATAACAGCCTAGATGGCGATCAAACATTCCGTGCCGAACACAACCCTTGCTGGTGGTCAAAGGTACAGTGGTTGTGGCGTAATCCGTTTTATGGCTTTGCAGTCAAGTACTTGCATGGAACAGAAGGCATGACTTACGAAGGCAAAGTTGACTGTGGGGCAAATAATCCCGGAACTATTCGTGTTCAAGGTCAGGGTTTGTGGCAGTACAACTCTTACCAGTCAATCTTTGGTAAGATGGTTTGTTTTAACTTTGGACACAATATCCGTGCCCTAGTTGATCCATCCTACGTTAACGACCCTACAAACAAGGATTTCATTGCCGACTTCCCGGCTACCTTTGCCTTTACAATTAGGTTTGTTTAGTCATTGACATTAAGCAGTTATTACAATATAATAACTGCTTAATGGAGAGCTGGCCGAGTGGACGATGGCATCTGCCTACT